TTATAAAAAAACTCTTGCTTTTTGTAAAATTCCATGGTATTATTTTACTTGCGTTTCGGGGTGTGGCTCAGCTTGGTTAGAGCGCCGTCTTAGGGAGGCGGAGGTCGCGAGTTCGAATCCCGCCACTCCGATTCAGGGTTAGTGTCAAGGTCTCATGTTTACTGGGGTTTTGACACTTTCTTTTTTTTGTGGTAATCAAGAGGTAATCAAAAAAGTAATCAAGACAATTTTGTTTCAAATATCGGAATCTCATTAAGTAATTCTGCCTTTCTACAAACACTCTTCATATTTCTGTGATAATGCATCTCTGTAGTTTCAATATCCGTGTGCCCCATTTGCTGAATAACCATATTTTCATCAATATTGTTATCCAAAAGAATAGATCCATACGTTTTTCTGCTTTTATGAGGAGATTTCTGATATGTATTTATTTTAATGCAATTTCTTTCCTGCCTCCTACGCAGACTATTTGTAGTAAATCTATTTCCTTTATCCGGGTTTACAAAAATATATGTTTCCGCAGGAGTTCTTATCAGTAATTGCTTGCATAACCAGTTATATTGATTAGGAACAACAACTTTTCTAAACCCTGCTTCTGTTTTTGGCGCGTCCTTAATTGCGTATATGTATTTTCCGTCTTTTTTATATCTTGTTTCTGTGTGTTTTATTTCAACATAGTAGTTTTCGTTCTCACACTTAATATCTTCTCTTTTCAGAGTAACTACTTCTCCTACACGCAATCCAGTGACTAAAATTAAAAGCAATGCCATATTCCAAATATCAAGGTTATCTTCCAAAAATTCTATATACTTTACATACTCTTCCTCGGAAAATACCTCCTGGTAATCTGCTTTTTTAACTTTTCTAAAGCATTTATCAGACATATCAATGACATTCAACACATCTTCTTCTATTCGGAAATCGACACGTTTATTTCTATACGCACGTTTAAACATACCTTTTGTAATTGTTTTTACGTTTAAAAATTCCTTGTTTGTCAGCTTTAATTCTGCGGTTCTGCTTTCAATAAAATCGCATAACATATCAGATGTTATTGTTTTTACCTTTTTGCTTTCGATTATACCATAAAACATATTGAAATCCTGGGTATATCTCAAATGTGAAGAATCACATATTTTCCCATTTGCCAGTATACTGTCGTTATAAACGTTGAATATTTCTCGCAATGTTGGATTTTCTTCACATGATTTATAATACAAAACCACAGCATCTTCAATGCTTTTTTGATCTTTTCTTTTTACTAATTTCCTCCCTTTTTCTTTATCCGGCAAGTAAGTTCTCCATTTATCGTCTTTGCCTTTCCATATATCGTATTGATGTTTTTTAAGTATCTCCTCTCTTTTCTGCATTTCAATTTTTTCTTGCAAAAGTGCCGTGTCAATAATACCATTGCTAACGGCATATTGCAATATTTCCATATTAGAAAGTTCCAAATCTATCACCTTCTAACCGCTTAAGCTTATTTTTTATAGACCTCACTCTTCTTTCTACAGTAGTTACAGAAATGGAATGTCTAAAGGATATTTCTTTTTGAGAAATTCCCCTAGACAAATCCCAAAACACTTTCTCTTCCTCTTCCGTAAAATTGGCGTTCCGGAAGATTTCATCAAGTTCCGGCTTAGTCAGTTTTGACAACTTCATAAGCCAGTCTCCTTCGCTAAATTTCAGTTTACATGATTAACGATAGCTGTCCGTTTTCAACTTCATAATTCATCCACAGTGTTTCCGTCCTTGCACGTCCTCCCTCTGCTCTGGTATTCTTCTGAACCTTATTCCATCCCTGAAGTACATCGTTATACATATCATTATCATATCCTGATAGAAGAATTTTTCCCGGATGTTTAACCAACACGTTTAACAATTTTTCATGATCTGCATCCTTCATTTCATGTTTATAAAGATAATTTTTCCGAGTTCCGTGTAAATACGGCGGATCTGCATAAATAAAAACATCTT